TCAGTCTTCCAGTAGCCGAGCGGCGCGATTCATCGCAGCGCCGCCCGATTGGAAATACCCCACCACACTCGACACTGACCGGTGCTCGCTGAGCTGCATGATCGCCGGCAGCGCTACGCCTTGCCGGCTGGTTTCGGTCACGAACCCCGAGCGCAGGCTATGCCCACCAATATCCTCCTCCAGCCCTGCCAGGCGTGCCCGTCGCTGCACGATCTCGCCCACGGCCGCCGGGGAGAGGGCAGGGCCGATGCGTTGCATCCACAGCCGCCGGAAGATTGCCCCCTCGGTGAGGGCTGAGGCTTCCAACCAGTTCTGGAGGGCGAGGGCGGCCCGATCGAACACCGGCTTATCCGGGGTCGAGGTGGCGGTAACACCGGCTTGCTGGGTCTTGCTGTGTTCCAACCAGCATATATAGCCTTGGTCCCCGATGCGGCGTAGGTCGCGCAGGTTGGCCGCGGCGATTTCGCTGCGGCGGCTTCCACTGGCAAAGCCCAAGCAGAGCAGGGCGCGGTCCCGGATCCCTTCCAGGCTGGCGTCGCAGGTGGCCGGCATCGCCTCCAATTCGGGCAGGGTGATGGCGGCCTTCTTAACCCCTGCAGCGCGGGAACCGGCTGCACCCCAGAAAGTGCTCTCCAGTTCTGCGGTTTTTGCGCTGTACTAGCGTGCTGCCACATCTGGGGCATGCCTTGATCGACCCAGGTATTAGCTGCTGCTTGGGAAGAATAGGTTCAACCGGGGAGGAGGGTGCTTGCGCGAACCTTTGCACTTCCTTGGCTGCATGGATCATTTCCAGCAGTGTCACGCCGTCAATCAGCTCGATGGCCTTGCCTCGCGCAAATGCCTCCGCGTCACGTGTGAATGTGCCCACGCAGACGATTTTGACCCCATCGGCACGGTGATGGGCCAGAAGCCCTGCCATTTCCCGTACAACACTCACACCTACCTGTCGACGCCGCCATTGCTTGCACTGCACCAGAACGCGCTGGCTTCCTTTGCGGAGCACAAGGTCGATTCCCCCATCTGCTCCGCCCAAGCCCGTTTCCTCGACAACGTAGCCTTGACGCCGGAACGCCTCACCCACCAGCTGCTCGAACTGGCGCCAACCGGGAGCAGACAAGCTCTCCAGCGTGGTACAGGTGTCAAGGAGGATTCGGCGACGCCGGGCGCCAAGAAAAGAGAGGAGGGCGGCCATCCAGCACATCGCCAGCAACAACCAGGCCAAGGGCGACAGCGCCTGCCAGAAGCTGCTGGCGAGGCCGTGAGCCAGCCCGCCGTCCTGCCGCAAGAACCACCAAGGGATGGCGTAGCGAACGCCACTGAAGAGAAGGATGCCAACCACGACGGCAATGGGCCACGGCATTCCGACCAGGGCATCCATTCCGCTTGAAGCTCTTTTACGTCCCATGTAATTGCCCGACTTCCTTGGTTGCCTAATCCCGATCTAGCGGAATTGGAAGATCATTCGCACGCTGATCAATTGCCCGAAGGCGCAATTAGACATGAATGCATGTCCTGTGGCACGAATTCGGGGCGAAGAAGCCTTGGAGGGTGACCCCAAAGCGGCTCGCCCAGCCTGATTCGCCTAACATCTCATTTCGCATAATGTATACAGGGTCGCTCGCGGAGTGCCCCACGCTTGCCTGTACGTCTCGCGGCAGGGTGAATCCGACCCCTATCGCTAGGGCCATAGCGGTCGCAGCTAAGCGCCGCCATACCGCCTTCTCCTCGCGGCTGATAGCACGAGCTTCACCAACAATGCCGAGCACCTGGGCTAGCGGAATCCCCGTAATTCCGGCGATGGTCGCGCACGTAACCGTGTCAGGAAATTTCTTACCTCCACGCCAATTACTTACAGCTTGACGAGACACCCCCAGCTTGCGGGAGAGGTCGCTGTCGGAGGTCGCGCCGCTCGCCTCAACTGCGCGGTTGAGGATGTCCTCGAAATTCATTTGTCCACCCATCGTTGACATGTTGTCCACCCCCAGTGTACTTTCCCTTCTGTCCACCGGCGGTGGACACCCGCCAGCCGCTCCCCCTAGGGCGCTGGCGGGGATCTAGGGGCTAGGGATGGGGTAGGGCGCATGAATCCTTTCGTCTTCGTGGTGCCGGTCCTGATCGTGCTGTCGGTCAAGGGCCTTCTGGCGTATGTGCGTTTCCGCAAGGGCCGCAACCTGTGAGCGCGGTCCTCTGCATCCTCGCCTTGATTGCCGCCTGCATGTGCATCGCCTTCGGCGCAGTGCGCATCGGTACTTGGGCAATCCAGCGCCGAGACGAGGCAGCTACCCGCCCCATTCGTGACGCCGCCTTTGCGGCAAATGCAACGGCCGAGCTACGCCGTAACGAAATCGAAGCCAGCAAGCGCGGCGACCTGCTGGGCGCTGCTCGTTTCGCGGAAATGGCGGAGGTGTCCGGTGGCTGACCACCCGTCTACTGCGTGGATGACCGACCAAGCTGGTCGCGCTCTCCGCTGGCTTCTTGCCACCCCCGAATTGCCAAGGCTGTCGCCTCAGCAACGGTCCCCCGAAAGAAGTTCAACGGCTCTTCGTCTGTCGGTATCTGAGCCAACCGGTCAAGTAATCGAAGCGCGGCATCGGTTTGCTCAGGGGAAGCCAGGAGCATGAACATCATTGCGTTCGTAGAAGCAACGCCGTCGATGACGGCACCGAGCTGGTCGGCTGTGACAACGGGGGGCTTCGGCATTACCGCGTCCTCTGTGGTTGTTGGCCTGATGGTACAGGAGGCCGCTCATGTCTGATGCGGCAGGAGCGGTGGCAGGACTCCCCTCGTCTAACAGGGGAGTCAGTGAATTCAGGAACGAGGCAGGAACCTTGACGGTCGGCATTGACTGGTTCTCCGCTTCGGTGGATCTGTTCTCAGCCCTGCGGGAAGTCGACTTCATCGAAGGCGAATCCCAAGAGGAAATGCGCCAGTGGATCGACGTAAGCGCCGAGAACGCCCGCATTGCCGCGCTGCAAGTGTTCTGCTGGCTCTTTGCCGGGCTGGGGTTGGAGCTGGACGTTGCGGCCAGTGGCGGTCGCTTCTACCTGTGGCGCGTCAAGATCATCAATGCCGCAAAGGAATTCGTGGGCATGATCGAGCTGGGCGGCGAAGAGTGCCGGCGTGCCGATGGAACGTATACCGCTCGTATCGAGCTGACCGGTATCGGATGTAAAGCCGTAGGCGCAGCGCGCTGCGGCCATGCGAAGCGGTGGCTGGAGCTTCGAGCGAAGCTCGAAAGCTGCGCCGGAAGAATCACTCGTGTTGACGTGTGCGCCGATGACCTGATTGGGGAATACCCGCTGCGCCTGGCACAGAAGTGGTACGCCGATGGCGAGTTCGACAACCGTGGCCAGCGGCCTAAAGCGCAGCTGGTAGACGACTACGACAGTGGCGACGGTAAGACCCTGTACGTAGGCGGCAAGAAGTCGGAAAAGCAGCTGCGTGTCTACGAGAAGGGCAGGGAGCAGGGCGACAAGAACTCGCCGTGGGTGCGCTACGAAGCGCAGTTCCGCGCATCCAATCGTAAAGAGCTGCCGTTGGACATTCTTCGCGACCCGGCCAGCTACTTGCTGGGCGCGTACCCGGTGCTGAACTTTCTGCACTGCGTGGCCACCCGCATCGACATCACGAAAGCCGCAGTGGAAGCAACGTGGAAGAGCGCGCGCAGGCACTTGCGCCGCCAGTACGGGGCAACGCTGGCTTTCATCAGCCGCAACTGTCCCGACGCTGAGGCGTTGAAGGCGGTCATTGAAACCTGCACCTCGCCAAAGCTGCCGAGGTGGGCAACAGGGGATACAGCAGCGCTATGGCCCGAAATCGCGGGCGTAAACCAACCTCAAAGGGGTACAGCATGAACAACGAAATCAAGGTCACCGTCCTGAGCGCCACCGTGGACGAGCGCGGCGGCACCTTCAAGGACGATGAAGGCAAGGACCGGGAGTACACCACCCGCAAGCAGAAGGCAAAGCTGGAAGCCGGTGGGTTCGCCTATCCGTTCGATGTTCGCCTGGACAAGGGTCAGGCCGCATTCCCCGAGGGCGATTACGTTCTCGACGTGGCCAGCATGGCGCAGGTCAACAAGGGTGTGTTGAACCTCAGCAAGTTCACCGCGCTGATCCCGGTTCAGAAGAGCGCCGCTCGCGCGAGCGCGGCGTAACACATGGCCGTCTGCGTCACGCTGACTGAGGCCGGCACGCTGGTGCCTACGGGCGAAGCCGCGTCCCAATGCGGCGGCTACGTGCTGGTTTCGGGATCGGAACACGCGACGGCATCCGTCCTTGTGGACATTTTTCAATGGCCGGAACCCGAGGTTGCGGCCGGATGGTTTGCGGGTGTCTTCGGCCTAATCCTGACGCTGAACGTGGTCGGGTACATGGTTGGTGCAGTCGTGAAAATGGTCAGTACAGACCGGGATTGACCACCCCATAACGCGCATAGCGCATCAAGGAGAGCAACATGGAATTCGATTCGATCCTGTCGGGTCTGGCAGTGGCTGGTGCGGTGTCGGCCATCATCGGCGCGGGTGCCCTCAAGGCCTCCCCGGGCTTCGCCCGCTGGGCAACCAACAAGGTGGCGGGCTTCTTCCGCTGATTGCGGACAGGCCTCAAGCCAAGAGGGGGGAGGGCAATCCTCCCCCGCTTTTTGTGACCGATCAGACCAATAACGCCATCACCGATGAAGACCTGGACACCGAGTGGTGCCCAGAGTGCGGCGGTGATGACGTTATCGATCTGGCAGATGGCAATCAGTTCTGCCGCGAATGCCGCGTGGTCATCGACTACTAAGGGGGAGGCATGGATTTCAGCAACGTCTTTCTGGGGCTGTCAATTGTTGCCGCAGTCACCGCAATCATCGGCGCCGGCGCTCTCGCGGCAATGCCGGGCTTTGGTCGATGGGCAGTGGACAGGGTGGCACGGTTCTTCGACAACGCCGATGAGGATGAGGCCGATCAGATTGCCGACGAAGAGTTCGGCGAATCCGACGACGAGGCGCCGTGTGAATTCGCCGGCCACGAATTTGGCGGGGAGGATGCCTGCATTTACTGCGGCATCGAGCTGGACGAAGAGGGCGATCTGCGCCAAGAGGAGCGGAGCTGATGTTGGTATGCATGGTGTTCGCATTCTTGGGCGGCTTGGCCGGCCACGCTGTGGCGTTGGCATTCAATGAGGCAAGCCAATGAGCCAATTTCGAGGCGTCGCACTGTTCGCGTTGTTGGCGGTGTCGGCGATGCCTGCGTTCGCTGAAGAGCCATGCCGCCCGTCACCCATCACATGTGATCAGGGCGAGGCTTATTCGGCCGCCCAGGACTTCGCAGCGAGAGCGGCGGCGGCCAGCCCTACGCAGTACAAGTACCCCAAGGTTGATGCGGCACAGAAGGCGTACAACGCCGGCTCCGTCAATGCGCTTAATAATCCCGGACAGTGGTTGTCATTTCACTACGGAGACAGCTGCTCGGCGCGCCAAGAGGAAACAGGCTGGAAGCCGGAGGGCGGGGGCAGTGGCGGTGACGTCTGCTACAAGGGCTGCGCGTATTCGGGATCTCTAGATGCAGGATCGCCAACCGGCATCTCGTATTCGCCTAACGGCAACGCCTGCACCAACGATGACGCACCTCCGCCCGAACCCGGCGACCCCGGCGATGGTGGTGGCGACGGCGGTGGCGGTGGCGATGGTGGTGGCGACGGCGGCGGTGATGGTGGAGGCGATGGTGGAGGCGATGGAGGCGGTGACGGTGGTGGCGACGGCGGCGGTGACGGTGGAGGCGGTGGAGGCGGCGATGGCGGCGGTGATGGTGACGGTGACGGCGATGGTGACGGTGATGGCGGCGGTGGCGTTACACCGGGTCCCGGCGACGGCGATGGTGGCGCCCCGGGTCCCACAACCGGGCGGCTCTACAAGAAGTCCGGAAAGACCGTTGAGAAGGTCGTGGCGGATTTCAAGTCGGCTATCGAGGGCGCGCCGATCCTCTCCAAAGTCAAGGGCTTCTTCGGCGGGTGCACTGGCGGTGGCAGCTGCCCCAATGAAACATGGGACGGCGGGCAGTACGCCGGAAAGTTCGACCTGTCGAGCCTCTGCTCGGGCGTGCTGCTCGGGCTGTTTCAGTTCGCCGGCTTTGTGTTCCTCGCTGGCATGAGTGTTGTAGCCCTGAGGTGGGCTCTCCTATGAATCGGAAGCATCTGATCATTGTCGGGGTGGCGCTGCTGGTGCTGGTGGTGTCCACGTCCTGGGCGTTTGCGGACACAGGTCCTGTATCGGCAATCACCGGCTGGCTCGCGGAGCAGATTAAGTCGCTGTGGGCAGACTTCTACGATTTCATGCATGACCTCTTGGTGGACCTCGTTGAGGTCGTGCTCTCGATGTTCAAGGCGATTGTCTACTTGATCCCGGCGCCCAGCTTCCTGTCCGACTTTACGTTCTGCGCACTGCTCGGATCAGCTGGGCCGTGGACGGCCTTCATCGTGGCCCAGCTTCGGGTCGCCGAGGCGATGGCAGTGTTGGCCACCGCGCTGGTCTTCCGCCTTGTGCGTGTGTTCCTCACTCTCTTCCAGTGGACATAACCCATGATTTTCGGACATGAAGGACTGCCGCGCAGCGGTAAGAGCTACGAGGCCGTGTTGCACCATATCCTGCCTGCGCTGCGCGCCAAGCGGCACGTGTATGTGCGCCTCAATGGGGTAGGGGAGAGGTTGGACGCCATCGCAGCGCACTTGCAGATGCCTGCGGAAGAGGTGCGCTCGCTGGTTCACGTCATGGGCGATAAGGAGGTCGTTGAGTGGTGCGTGTGCGACACCGACAACGATGGTGGTGTGTCCTTCCCACACATCGAAAAGCACTCGCTGGTGGTGATCGACGAGGCTCATGAGTATTGGCCGACCAACCGCGCAAACCTGCCGGAGCGAGCAGCCAACTTCTTTGCCAAGCATGGTCACATCAGCCTGGACATGGTGATCATCTCGCAGGATTGTAAGGATCTGCACCGCCTGATCATCCGGCGCATGGCCAAGAAGAACACCTACACCAAGCTCGATGCGCTTGGCTCGGATCAGCGCTACTCGGTGCGCTTCTACGCTGCTACCGGCACAGGCAAGTACGATTCGGTCGGAACTGAGATGCGCAAGTACGACCCGGCCATCTGGGAGCTGTATCACGGCGTGCAGCCGGGCATTGAGTCCAACGATGTTTACAAGTCCAACACACGGACGTTGTGGAAGACGCTGCGCATGCCCGCCATCGGCATGGCGCTAGCCGCGATCCTCGGTGTGTTTTTCCTCGCCCGGTTCTTTACCTCCGATGGCGGCACCGGGGTTTCCACGAAGGCAAAAGAGGTGGTGGCGTCACAAAAGGCGAGTCTCCCCGCTATGGAGCGCGGTCCTGCCGCACAGCCTCGCGCGATTGTCACCAAGGCGCCGGCAGCTGCTGCTGCACCTGCCGAGAAGCTCCCGGCTGGCGTGGAGTACCTGTTGGAAATGGTCAAGTCGTCGCGCCCCAGACACGCAGGCTGGTATGGCGCCCGCGACATTGTGGAGTTCAGGTCCAACGGCGGTGGCCAGGTCGTGGACCGGTTCACCACTGAGCAGCTGTGGGCGCTTGGGTGGTCGGTCAAGCGGACAGAATACGGTGTGATCCTGTCCGCGAAGGGCAACGAGATCATCGCGACCACGTGGCCCGTGGATCCATTTGGCGAACAGTCCTCAGCCACTACCGCGCGTATCAAGGCGGCTGGATCGCCTGTGACGAGCGCGAGCGAGACACAGCCGATCACGGCCGCCGCCGCAGGCACGTCCATTGGGGTTGCACCGCGCCCGATGAGCACGTTCCCAGAGTCCGTGCAGAACCGTTACGGCGGGGGGTGA